AACTCAGTACAAATCTCTCTAAAGGCTCAAATTGAATATAGATTTTAGATTAAAAAAAGATACGATACCCCCTAGTAAACGATTTAGTAAAAACGAAATATTTGGGTGGTCAAGAGAACAACAAATGAGTAAACGTAAATGTTTATATTGTGATGCTTGGGGTACATTTGGTGTAGAACCTAGCGATAGTAATACTTTATGCTATTTCTTATGTGGAGATCATTATTCGAATGAAAAAAAAGTCAAATAAGAAGGCTACAAAGCCTAAAATTAGTGTCATGAGTGTTTTATTAGGTGAACTGCCAGATAGGTCTCCTGTGGTCAAAAATTCAGGAAAAAACCTAGTATCTGATAGTAGTGTCGCTAGGATTAATGACTATCTTAAGGGTAATCAAAAAGATGACGCATGAACACCATAACGATTCCCTATAAGCCTAGAGAATTACAACAACAGGTTCATAAGAACCTCAAAAGATTTAATGTATTAGTATGTCATAGACGTTTTGGTAAGACAGTTCTGACAGTTAATGAACTGATTAAAAGATGTCTCCAATGTGATCTACCAAGACCACGATATTATTATATCGCACCGACATACAGCATGGCAAAAAGAATAGCTTGGGATTATCTCAAGTATTATACCTCTGTTTTGCCGAATATGGATTATCACGAGACCGAACTAAGAGCTGAACTCCCTAATGGAGGCAGAATACAATTACTCGGTTGTGAACGCCCTCAAACTCTCAAAGGACTCTATATCGATGGTGTAGTATTAGATGAGGTAGCCCAGATGCCACCCAAAATGTGGACTGAGGTCATACGACCTGCACTATCGGATAGAGAAGGGTTTATGATTGCTATTGGCACACCTGCTGGACATAACGCCTTTTTCGACCTATATAATCATGGAGTCCATGATGAAAACTGGTTTACTGCTAAATTTAAAGCGAGTGAAACGAAGGTCGTCAAAGAAGAAGAACTAGCCGAAGCAAAGAAATTAATGCCTCCTGAGATATACGAGGCAGAATATGAATGTAGTTTTGAAAGCTCTGCAATAGGAGCTATATACTCACAAGGACTGAATAAGGCTGAAGATGAAGGTCGTATAACAAAAATACCTTATGATCCGACCATTAAGGTATCTACCTTTTGGGATCTAGGTATGGCTGATAAAACCTCGATATGGTTTGTTCAACAAAAAGGCACAGCAATACACCTTATAGACTACTTTGAAGATAGTGGTGAATCCTTAGAATACTACGCCTCAATCCTCCAAGATCGAGGATATGTGTACGATACACACTACTTACCTCACGATGCTAACGTCAGAGAGATCGGAACAGGTAAATCAAGGTTGGAAATAGCCCAAAGTCTTGGCTTATCGACTAGTATTGTACCCAAAATGAGTATAGACGATGGAATTAACGCAGTCAGAATGACGTTATCACGATGTTATTTTGATTTTGAAAAGACAAAAGAAGGATTAGATGCCTTAAGACAGTATCGATGGGCTGTAAACGATAAAGGCGAAAGCAAAAATAGACCACAGCACGACTGGACATCGCACAGTGCTGACGCATTTCGCTATTTATGTACTGGATTACAGGAAACAAAGAACTGGTCTACAAAAATTGAATATCCGAAGCTAGGAATTGTATAATGAAATTAACGAAAGAAAAATTAAAAGCACTTATATCGCAAGAAATAACAAACTCTCTTGGTTATTATGGCGGTGAGTTATCTTCACAGCGTAAAAATGCACTAAAATTTTACTTAGGTGAGCCTTTAGGTAACGAAGTTGAAGGGCAATCACAAGTAAGATCGCAAGATGTACTCGAAGTAGTCGAAAGTATCTTACCGAGTATGATGAGAATCTTTACACAAGGTGAAAGTATTGTCCGATTTGAGCCGACAGGACCAGAAGATGTCGCCTATGCAGAACAAGCCTCTGATTACATCAATCATGTTTTTAACAAAGACAACAATGGCTATCAAATTTTGCACACAATGTTCAAAGATGCCCTTATTTCTAAAAATGGCTTCGTTAAATACTACTGGAAAAAAGATAAAGAGCAAAAACAAGAGTCTTATGAAAATTTAACCACTGCTGAGTATCAATCATTATTAGCAGATCCTGAAGTAGAGGTTATTGAAGTCGAAGATACAGGAACAGAACTTGATATAGCTGGACAAGATTTTACAGAACAGACTTACAACGTCACTGTTAAGCGTGTTAAAGAATATGGTCGTGTTTGCATCGAAAACGTAGCACCAGAAAGTTTATTAGTTAGTAAGACTGCTAATTCATTAGAAGATTGTAACTTTATTGGACAAAGAGTTTTTAAAACTAGATCAGAATTAATTAGCATGGGCTTTGACAAAAAAATTGTCAATGAACTCCCAGTAGCTGACGAAGAAATTTATAACACAGAGGCTGTTACAAGAAGATCGTATGACGATGAAACGATGCCTCAAGAATACCAAAACATTGATCCCCTATTGACACGAGTTTCTGTTGTCGATTGTTATATGAAATGTGACTACGATAACGATGGTATTGCTGAACTACGACATATAGTAGTAGGTGGTTCTGGACCAAACACTTATCACTTACTAGAGAATGAGCCGATTGAGCAAATTCCTTTTGCGATGGTGACAGCTATTCCAATGCCACATCGATTTTATGGTTTGTCAATTTACGATTTAATAGGTGACATACAAGAAATTAAAACAACCCTATTACGACAAACTTTAAATAACGCCTATCTACAAAACAATGCAAGAACTGTAGTTGTAGATGGACAAGCAAACATAGACGATCTCCTTACTTCCAGAGCTGGGGGGATAGTACGAGTTAAATCCCCTAACGCAGTCACCCCCCTAGCTTCTCCTAATTTTATGAGTCAAGGATTAGCGATGTTAGATAAAGTAGATAACATTCGTGAGTCCAGATCAGGTGTATCGAAAGTACAAATGGGATTAGATGCCGATCAAATCAACAAATCACACACGACAGCAACTAGTGCTAATGTGATGATGAACGCATCGACACAACGAATTGAACTCTATGCTCGTAACTTTAGTGAAGGTGTCAAAAGAATGTTTCAGGGTATCTTACAATTAGTTTGTAAATACCAAGATCAAGAAAGAATTATTAGATTAAGAAATAAATTTATACCAATGAACCCTAGAGACTGGCATGATAAGTACAATGCAACAGTACAAGTTGGTCTAGGTAATGGATCTCAAGATCAACGACTAGAAGTTTTAGGTCGTGTACTGGCAGTGCAAGAAAAATTAATTGGTGCTGGTGGTATGGGTATTGTTGATCCTCAAAAGATTTACAACACCCTAGAAAAATATTTAGAAAATGCTGGTTATAAAGATGCTTCTCAGTTCTTTAATAATCCAGCAGTTAATCCTCCTCGACCACAACCGAAACAACCCGATCCAGCAATTCAACTAGCCCAAGCAGATTTACAAAGACAACAAGCAAAAGATAGAGCAGAATTACAACTAAAAGCACAAAAACTAGAACTCGACCAACAAAAATTAGCATCACAATTAATTAAAGAAGATGATGCAAAAGAGTCACAAAAAGAAAAACTAGCAACACAAATATTACAACAAGGAATTAAGAGATAATGGCAACCCCTAATATGCCTTCTTCGGCACAAGATATTATCAATAACTTTTTATCAGGTGGATATGCAAGTGAAGCCATAGCCAATCCTTACAGAGTCGATGTTGATCCGTTCAGACCACCTGTGTCTGACACACCTGAAGATGACAAATCACCTACTGATCCCTGTCCTGAAGGTTATGTTTACGATCCAGTGATTAAAAGCTGTGTTCCTATTGAACAAGAATCAGGTGACAAACCTGACGAACCAGATCGTGAAAAAATGATGTTTGAACAAATGAAAAAAGATCCAAGCACTGTATTTGGAGCTTCAAACATTTTAGATGATTATTTAATCGATACCAAAGGTGGCGGAGATATTCTTCTTAAATTTGATCCCGACATTGGTAAATTAGGAGCAGGTGGCATAAATCCCTTAATGGTATTAGGTGGTGGACTGCTTGATAGTGTTTTTGGTGGTCCAAAAAGACGAGAAGATAGATTTAATAATGCTTTACAAACATATACAGATGCTGGGTATGGTCAGCAACTAAACAACGGAACATATCAAGTTTTTAATCCTCAACAATATTACAATTCAGTACAAGGTAATCCTCTTGGTGTTCCTAGTAGCTCTATAACTGTAGGTGAAGCGATAGATAGTGTTATAAACAGAAC